ATAAGTTCCTGCTAGATCGTCACTTACATATAAACGGGAGTAGTGATGACGATCGTGCCAGCTGTGGTACGGCGAGACAGCATGGCACCATCGGTGAAGGATGTGATGCCGACGATGTTACTGGGAACAACGTCGAGACCGAAGCAGAAGGAACGGATGTCTTTCCTGGGGGGGGCGTACCCAAGAAGGTGACAGATCTCCAGCAATTGACTATCCGAGAACGCGCCCTTAAAGAGGGAGATCAAAGGCATGTGGGAGAGGGTACCTTTGTCGGCGGGAACGTTCAGGAGGGCGGATGCGTACTCGACTCCACGCATGGGGATGAGAGCAATCCTGTCCAACTTGACGTTACGGAGACCGGTCTCCGCACCAATGACGTACCCTTTACTATAGGAGGAGGTCGCCATTGCGTGGGAGGGGTCCGTAGCCAAGAGAGAGACGGCAAAGCGCTCAGCCTCAGAGGCGTGGGAAGCCAAGTACGCGTTAGTCGCATGCTTGGGATATTCGCTCGGGATGGGGAGCGAAGCGAGAGGGGGGGCCGGGGGGGTGACAACTTTTATTCTCGACGCCCTGGAATTGAAGACGGGGGTACCAGACAGGGACACATCACCGGCCAACAGAGCTGTCCGAAGAGAAGGGGTGATGTAGTGCAGAAATCGAGAAGATCGGGAAACCAGTGGGGCAAGGGAAAAACACTCGGACCTATTCATCACAGACCGCAATGTCACTATGAGAGTGGACAGTGCATCCGTCGGAGAGAGAGGATCAAGTGTAACCCAGTTCGAAGACACAAGTGAGGCAATGGAACGACACAGATAGCCCCGAGCGCACGTCGGAGAGACAGCCATACGGAGGAACTCGGCTGTGTGATACCCCAGACTCTGTTTAGAGGGGTTCATGCGGCAGCCGAAAGAGCGGGCTGCGCGCAAAAACCTCTCAGCGGTAGCAACGGTCGGCGGTGAGATATAGATATCATCGCCGGTATGGAGCGCGGGGCACGCGTCGTAGTCCGAAGCACCGACAGCGCAACGTAGGTAAGCAGCATTCAAGACACTATTTATGAACGTAGTGCCCCGGTGTCCGCTCATTAGCGTACCCTTGACGTGTTGTAACCGAGAGTCGAAAGAGATATGAGTGTCGTAAACGGAAGCCACGAGCTTCGCCTTGTACCATTCAGGGGCACCGGCGAAGTCGCAAGCTTCTGAGTAAACCATAGCCATCACATCAAGTGAATGCTGACTGTTGAAGTCATCATAATCCAACATCAGATTCACACCAGGAAGAGAAGAAAAACCACGGACACGACGGGAGATACCCGTGTGCCCACCAAAACCAGGATCGAGTAGGACCCGATCGTTCCGCCAGACTTTTTGGTAAGAGGAGAGCAACCACTCAAAACAGAAATACGACCTAGTATCGCATGAGAAGATGGCTCTACCCTTGCCGTGCTCGAGTTTCTCGGAGACGGAGACGTAGACACGCGAATCCCAGTCAGAGATGGGCTCCTTCTTGACAGCCTCAGACGCCATGCGGCGGTACACCCGGTTGTGGGTGGCAGAGAACATCGAAGGATTCATGTCCAGAGCAGCAGAAGAACGATCGGTATGTGCACCGTTAACGCACCATAACCAGCGGGAGGACCAAAAGGTATCAAGATCAGGCAGGGACACGCCGGCGGCCTCTGTCGCAAGGATATGGCGCACGTGAGGACGGAGAAGGTCTGGATCAACGTTGATACACTTGAGTAGCTCAGGCTTGACACGACTCGCGACCTCTGCCGGTAAGTCGGCAGGTTTGACAAGACGGCCGTGGAGTGAGACACCCTCAACCAGAACAGAAGCGCGCAACTCACTATTGAAACCAAGCGACTTGATGATGTTCGAC